GCCAGTATTTATTTAGCCGACGGGACAACGAGTTTGAAGTAACGGCGACTGTACTGGCGAGCGATATATCCACCAGGCTGATTCTCAACCCCGGTTTCTGGGCGGGAAGCTTTGCTCCTTGGGTGGGAGCAGACCCCGACTTGCCTTGGGAGGGGACGGGCCACATTCCTTTTATTCCGGTGCTGGACTTAACGATGGGCGAGTGCAACCGGACGCTTACGCTGGCGTGGGGAGATGTGAGCCCCGGGGATTCTTTGGAAATAGAAGTGGAGACGGCGCCCGGCTCGGGCATCTATGAAACGCTCCTCCTGCTGGAGCCGGAAGATTTGGCGGTGGTCGATTCGGTTACTTTGGAAAACGATTACGGTGGGCGGAACATAAGGGCTCACCGGGTAGTCGGGGACTTTACTAGCCTAGATTCTGATGCGGTTGCCGTAGCCACTCCGGATATCGCTGCTCCGACCGTTGCTTCTTTTAGCGGGGCTTCGGTATCTACGCGCGGGACGCCGGGCTTGTTGACTCATACTGACGCTCCGTTGCTTGTTCCCGAAGGGAGTTATTTGTTGGTTGGCGAGCGATACGATATGAACGTCGAAGCGTCAGGAGTAGGGGCGCCAACTTTTAACCTTCCGCCCGGCACGGAATTAAGAGTCACCAGTGACAACTCTACTCCTACCGCTTCTAGCCCAACCACGCCGCAAGACCCATCGGAGGAAAGCTTTTCGGGAGTCTACAAAGCGGCGGCGATTGATACCGGAACCGGTTGTATGTCGCCGCCCCTCGTTATCGCGCTGGACCGGACGTGGGACTTGATAGAAAGCGGAATGATATTCGGGACTGCCGCTGTTTCTGTAGGCGGGTGCCGCGGGCCGGACTTCCACCGTTTCCCCGTAGCCGATAGTGTTCCTCCGCTTTTCTATCATGTAGTTGAAACCACAACGTATGCTGGAGACTCGTGCCAAACTTTAGGCTATCCAGGTTCTATTGCCCCGCTCCTCGCTATAGCCCAGGCAGCTAAAGACGCCGGGAATTGCGTGCCGCTTAGCAGCTACAAACGGGGCAGCTCGGTAACTACTCCCGGCGTTCCCGAACCCGACCATGGAACTACTCCGTATGATGATTGGGGAGGCGGTTATACGATTTATGAATCAGTGGCGACGATATACTGTTATACAATTTTCAGTTCTGCTTTAGTCTTGCGGGATATTCCACCGATGAACGGAACGGTGGAAATAACGTATGGCGGAGAGACGATAATCATTGAAGCTCCCGACACCAGCGGACCTGGCGCTACAGCGGATGCTGTCAACGCGGCAGTAGACGAAGCGATGGACGCAGCCGTAGACCCTACTTCGGCCGACGGGGACTTGGATGCTTTCTTCCGCCTCTCAGCTCTTCCATAACATGCCTAACACTTCTCTACAAGATGCCATCAAGGAAGCTTTCGCTTCCTGCCCTTCGAGCGTGGTGATTTACGATACGTTGGAGATACGCCAGCCTGGAGTGCAGGACTCTGTTTTTATTGTCCGTAGTCACCAAGCTATCACGGCAACGGACGAAGACGGAAACGTGCGCGAGTTTGAGCCCGTCGGATTCCAATTTACTTTGCCGCCGACCGACGACCAAGGATTCCAGAGCCTCAATATTTCCATCGACAATGTAGGCCGGCGCGTGAAAGACTTCGTAGAGACTGCCAAGTCGGAGCAAGTCCCGGTGGAAGTTGTCTATCGTCCTTTCTTGAGCGACGACTTGTCACGACCGCAAATGATACCGCCACTGATTCTCTACCTGAAAGATATCCGAATTAGCACATTGCAAGTAACGGGGAAAGCGACGTTCATGGACGTAGTGAACAAGAAGTTCCCCTCAGAGCTCTATACGCGGGACCGCTTTCCGAGCTTGGGATAAGCGTATGAATCTAAGCGAATTTCGAACGGATTTTGCGCTAAGAGCGATTTTCAAGCGTTCGGTTGAAGAATCTCTAGCGAAGCTCCCGGGCGAGCGCAAATCTCAATTCCTTGCGTTTTAGCGTATGAGTCAAAGCAACACATTGATAAAGAACAAGTTACATTGGATTTACAAGTATTTGTCGATTCCTTGGGTAGCGGGCGGTCGAGACAAGCAAGGCGTGGATTGCTGGGGACTCTTGCGACTCGTCTACAAAGAGGAGTTTGGTATCGAGCTGCCGGAAGTTCCGGGGCTTCCATGGAATACGAAGCCGGCTGCTAAGATGCTCCGGGAAATCGTTGAGCAGGAAAGCGCCTCGTGGACCGAGATTGCCAAGCCGATTGACGGGTGCGGAGTAGCGATGAGCAAGAATACTATCCTGCACCACGTCGGTATTTGGGCAGCAGCTGACGGTGGCAAAGTCGTTCATTGTTTGCAGCCGCAAAATGTCGAAGCAGTCTCTTTGAATTGGCTTTGGCCGAAGGGGTTCTTTGTCATCAAATTCTACCGTCACAAATTATGGCCTACGTAATTTATACGCCGAACGCTTTTGAGCCAGCGAAGTCCGAGAAGCACATAGTGGAAGCGGGGATATCTGTCCGCGAGTGGGTGAAGTCTTTCTTGAGAGCTCCGGACTTTGACCACCCGACTATTTGTGTCGTCAACGGAGACCCGTTGCTGCGAGCTGGCTGGGATTACCTGCTCAAACCAGACGACGTGGTTAACTTCCTTACGTTGCCTGGATGCCCCGCCACCTGGATAGCCATTATCTCCATCGTCATTACCATCGTAATGCTCGGAGTCACGCTGCTGATGTCGACGCCGACTCCGACGACTCCTGGAGAAGCTCCGGCTAGCGACCCCGTTTATACCATCAAGGGGCAGGCGAATTCCATCCGGCTGGCCGAGCCGATTGAATGCAACTATGGGAGAAATCGAGTCTACCCTTCCTACGCGGCGCGGCCCTACTATGAATACCGCGACAATGACCAATACCAATTCAGCTTGTTCTGCCTGGGGCAAGGGGAGTATGAAATAGAGGAAATAAAAATCGGAGATACGCTACTCTCCAACTTTCAGGAAGTGCAGTATGAAGTAATCCCTCCAGCGGGGCAGGTGACTATCTTCCCGACCAACGTCTATACTTCAGCAGAAGCCGGCGGCCAGAAAGTTCTTGCGGCTACTCAAGAGGACTACCCTCTGCCAGATGGTTGGATTGGTCCGTTCGTGGCTAACCCCGCAAATACAGAAGCCGTGCAGCTGCAGGTGGACTTGCTATTCCCTAAAGGACTCTACCACGCCAACGACGACGGCAGCTTGTCTCCGCGTTCCATTACCATTCAAGTGCAAGCGCGGACCATCGACGACGCCGGCGACCCGGTCGGAGCTTGGGCAGATATCTTTATCGGCAAGCAAGTAGAAGTTTATACTGCTACTTCCCGCTCGCTCATCTGGCGCGGGGCTCCGTCGATTACCTGGGTTTGGGCTCACACTTCCACTACTTACGTTCCGTGGGCTGGTGGCGACCCGCCAGAAGGGACAGTGACTACCGTCTATAGCGACGCTGGAGATAACGACCCGACCGACCGGGAAGGAGTAACCAAGACTGTTACTACGATTTCCACTTCCACTACAGCGCTGACGATTACCGGGACCACTACGACGCCACAGCGCAAGACGTATCGCACTTCAGTTACTGCCGCCCGCTACGAAGTCCGGATGCGGCGGACGGATACGTTCGATGACTCTTACCGTTCTGGACACGAAGCCGAGTGGGCGGGGATGCGGACTTACTTGAACGAAGACCCGGTATTCGGAGCGGTGACGATGCTCGCAGTAATCATTCGCGCAACGAACAACCTTAATTCTCAAAGCCAAAAGCAACTCAACGTCCTTTGCACGCGCAAGCTCCTTATCAGTAGGGATTCCGACGGGATGACGATTATCCTTCCGGTAGCCACGCGGAGCATTGTGTGGGCTTTCGTTGATATCTTCTGGAGTACTTACGGCGCTCGGATTACCGACGACGTGTTCTTTGACTGGGATGCGCTGGAAGCGCTGGACGCTATTTATAGCGACCGTGGGGACTACTTTGACTTCACTTTTCGAGACGCCATTACAGTATGGGAAGCAGCTCGGGCGGTAGCTAGAGTTGGCCGAGCTGTGCCGATGCTCGTCGGTTCGCTTATCTCGATGAAGCGGGACGCTGCTGCAGAGATTCCAGTCACGCTATTTACTCCCGACAATATCATCAAGGATAGTTTTGATTGGTCGATAAAGCTTTGGGACTTGGGCGAGTTTGATTCCATCCTGATGGAATATACAGACCCCGATACTGGCTACAAGCAGGAACAAGTTCACGCCACGCTACCAGGTGGCACTACAGACCGGCCGCAAAATATCCGGTTCATCGGGTGCCAGGACCGGACTCGCGCTTACCGCGAAGCGCTTTACTTGCTGGCCGTAGACAAATACCTTCGGGACAATATTACGTTTGAGACTGGATTGGAAGGCCATATTCTTTCTTACGGAGACTTGTTTGCTTTCGCTCATGACGTGCCGAACTGGGCGCAGGCTGGCTACATAGTCAACGCTATTCACATGGGAGACAACTGGTATAACTTGTATGTATCAGAGCCGCTGGACTTCGCCGAGACAGCCGAGTATCAAATTGCGTTGCGCGGGAGAGCCGGAGAGGTAATTGGGCCCTTTATCGCACGGGAGACGAGCGACCCGAAGCAGGTAAAAATCCAGTCGGACGAAACAGCTATAGACTTCTTGCTCGGAGGGCAAACTGAGCCGATGCTATTCGTATTCGGCACAGTAGCCGAAGTGACTCGCTACTGGCGCGTGGTTCGGGTGGAACCCCTCGGTGGAGAGCGGATTAGAATCTCCGCCGCCAATAGCAATGACTTGATTTATTCCTTCGACTCTCTGGAAGCGCCGGTGCTCAACTTGCCGCCAGCGGCTCCAGAAGTTCCGGCGTTGCCAACAGTC